GTTCCTTGTCAATCATTGATGTATCATCTTGCATCTTGCTAATAGACCTCATAGTGTCATTGATTGAGTTCTCCTTAGCATTACACAATAATTCTTTAGTGTATATCTCTTTGTCTACATTTTGCTTGTAGTCTCTCTTTTCCTGAACATTCTCTAGTTTACTAGTAAGTTTATTGATAATTTTGGATGCTGATACAATAGCTTCCTCTAGATTACCTTTCTCTTCTGTATATTTTGTAATATTTTTTGCCTTAATTGTGCTGTCAATTGACTGACCACAGGTGTGACAAGACTCATTGTCAGTATAGAATGAGATATTGTCTTTGACAGACTTAAGTTTTTGATTGAGTCCTACAGTAATATCATTGTATTGCTTATGTTTCTTGTCAGGTCTCTTCTCAAGCAGTAAATCAATCTCAGCACTCACTTCAGAAGAGTGTTTCTTGAGGTCAACAATCTCTGATGCCAGTACAACAGATTCATTCTTTAGTTTAGTTACCTTTTCTTGAAGTTCTTTAATATCATCTTCACTTCTGTTTTCAATATCTTTGACTCTATCTTTTTGAATCTCAATATTGTATTCTTCTTTGCTTATATCTCCCTTGATGGTGGACAAGTTTGCCTTTAGAGATGATAGTTTCTCTTTAGCTAATACTGCCATAGTAGTGAAAATTTTGATGTCAAGAAGGTCCTCTACACACTCTCTGCGTGAAGAGGCGTTCATTGCCATAAATGGTTCATAGTTACCACTACCAAGAATCACAACCTGCATAAAGGTTTTTTGATTCATCTTAAGGATATTCCTTTCTAGATATCCTTGATTGTCTTTGTCAGATGCCTGCTGGTCTAGTTCCTTTCCATCTCTGTATATCTTGAATACTTTAGGTTTAATACCACGCAAGACATGATACTTTGTCTTACCAATGTCAAACTCAATTTCAACTAACAATGCCTTCTTGTTGGCAGTATTGACCAGTGATGGAAGGTTTACTCCCCTAAAAGATTTATTGAACAACACATAACAAAGGGCATCAAGGATCAGTGATTTACCTGATCCATTGGTGCCATGAATGAGTGTTGTTTTGTAGTTATTGAGATTGATGGTTACAGGTTTGTTACCTACACTTAGTAAATTTTGAAAGGTAATTTTTTTGAATGTAATCACTAGCTAATAAATTCTGTGTAAGTTTCAACTCGAGGAAAAATTACTTCACCTGGTTCTACTACAGAGTAAGCATAACCAAGCATGTCGCAAATTTTGTCAATATGTTCATCTGGTGTTTCAGTTATTTTTAGATTGTAACCTACAGCACCAAGTAGTTCATTATAACTCATAGCATCATCTTTGTCGACAAAGAATTGAACCATCATAGTTCCATCCCCATCTATAGTGGCATAAGTGCCACTCTCAATACTATCTTCTTCTTGGGTGAGTATGTACATTACACCTCCTGGGCTTCTACATACAGAGTTTTAAAAATGTTTACTAGACTTTCTTTGTTAATATCATTTTCTAGGGCATTCACATAATTAGTTAGTGTAGTAAGAGTGTCTTCACTTTCAATATCAATGTTTTCATCAACTTCAACCTCAAAGTTCTCAATGACTTTTACATCATGAACATTGTTGTCATAAAGTTTATCTACCAGTCTTGATAATTTTACAGGAGTTGACTTTCCTTCCACAATAATCTTGATGTATGTGTTGGTATAGTCAGGAGGATTGACATCGTCAATTTCCTTGTTCTCATTATAGTAGATTTTGTGAAACATTGAGTTAGGGTTAGGAATCAACTCTAACTGATTCTTCTCTAGATCAAAAATATGAAACCCTCTGGTCTCTCCCTCATCATTCCAGTACATTTGATAAGGATTGCCAAGGTAACTTACATTACCTCTGTTAGATTTCTTGTGGAAGTGACCAGAAAACACCTGTTCAAATTTATTAAAGTTATCAGGGTCTATACCATGCTCACATTTGTAATCCTTATTGGCATAAAACCCTGCTAGTTCTAAGTGACCCATGCAGAATCTAGCATCAGTCTCTTCTAGTTTGTTAGAAAACTCCTCAGCATTTTCTTCACAAATCCAAGGAACCATGAAGATTTTCTGACTACCAACATTGATAGTTTGTGGTGAATCAATGATATCAATATTGAAATACTCACGCAGATTAGTCCTGGGTGAGTTTAGTTTGATACTATTTTTATAGAAAGAGTCATGATTACCAACAATCATGATTAGATTTAGATTCCTATCTTGAATAGGATCAAAAAATACACGCTTTGCCCAATCCAGAGACCAGTAATCAATAGTTTTTCTTACATCAAAACAATCACCTAAGTGAATGATGGTGTTGATACCCAACTCATCAATCTTAGGAAAGAAAGTTTCTTTGTAAAACTTTTCAAAATAATCATGTAGAATTTGTGAACCCTTTCTGACACCAAAATGAGTGTCTGTAATAAGAGCTACTTTACTTGAAGTGGACATCAAATAGTATCAAAGATGTTTACGCTAGGGAACCAACCTAGATTTTTGAGGATAGTAATATCAGCAACATTGTCTTCTCTCTCACCTGGTGTATCTGTAACCACTGGGAGGTCTCCCTGACCAAATGCATTAGCAAGTGCTCTTACAGATACAGATTCTCCATTACCAACAGGTACAGGTCCTGTGATGTCACTCTCAGCAAGGTATCTGATTGCTCTACAGACATCTTTTACATGTACCCAGTCACGTTTATGATTGGTGACATACTTTGCTTTCTTTGCTTGTAGTAGGTCATACATCATGTTACCACGACCATTGGGTCCATATACAGTGGTGAAACGCATACCAACAGAATTGGGTGGTGCCATCACTTCATTGATCCACTTGGTCATACCATAAGGATTGCTCCAATAGTCCTCTTCTACAGCACTAGAGGAGGCATACAGCATACGAACATTGTATTCTCTACACCATTCAAATAACTTCTTTGCTTTGGTAACATTGTTGTAATAATATTTCTCAGGATTTTCCTGACTATCACGAATGTCAGCAAAGGCAGCAAGGTGGATTACCAGATTATAGTCTCCACCATTGAAGTCAGCAATATCATCTGGGAAATCCATCCCTGTTACTAGATTGCCATGAGTAGAAAACCAGTCTGCATAAACATGTTGACCAATAAAACCCTTATGACCAGTAATCAATACTTTCATCAAGCCCTACCAAACTTTTGCAAATATGCTACATCTTGATTATAGTCGTATTCCATCTCTTCTGTCAAACCTGTCTGCATATTTGCAGCAGCTTCAGCAAAACCTTGAGGTCCCCTTTGTCTTGTCTGTAGTCTGTCCTTCTCATCATCATCAATATTCATTCTCTCCTGTTCATCAGAGAGTTCTGAGTTTTTGGGTCTCCTTAGATCGCCATCATCAGGCACAGTGTCATTCTTTAGTTTCATCATGTCTTGGTGTAAAAGGGAATTGCTGCCATCTTCAGGGCGTGGTGCCCTGCTTCTATCTTTTTGGTTGGCAGCAAGATGACCAGCAAAATCTGCCATAGCAATAGGATCTCCAGTATCTAGAGGACCCTTAACAAGTTCATAGGCATTGCCTAATGAATTCATACCCTTGCCTTTCTGTCTGAGAGTGGCAATTTGATCTGATTGTTTATTTCTGAAATTGATATCAGGGTCAATGGGTGCTCTTATATTAGCAGGTTGATCTTCTTTGTCTTTAAGTTGTGGTTTAGGAAATGTAGCTTCATACAAATCCCATAGTTCTTGTAATGGTTCCATTGTTATAGAGAAGGGGGAACGACACGCTCCCCGACATTCTCTGCCTAGGTAGCGAACAAAGGCATAGTTATTTATTGTCCATATTATACTCAAGGATCATAGCAAACAATTTAGATTTCATATGTCTTAGGTACTCTTGTTCTTCAACAGGTCTTCTAGGTGCTCCTGGCCAACTCTCGTAAGCAAATTCAATGACAGAGTATAGAGCTCTCAGTTGATCTATATCCATTATCATCTCAACATACCATTCATCTTCTGGAAAGGAATCCATATTGAGATGACAATGGTTACTTACTATTTATTTCCATTTCTACGTTGCTCAACTACATCTTTGATAGAGTTGAAGTCAGAGGATGTTCCCATTTGGTCACCAACAAAGAACTCTTCAAACCCTGACTTGGAAATAATTTTGTCACAGATTTCAATTTGCCTTTTCTCTTTACCAATACGCCTGATAAAAGCATACCAACATACTTGTGTGAAGTATGAGAAAGGATTCTTTGACTTGGAGGGGTCAAAGTTATGAGCATAGATTACACAATTCTCTACAGCATCACATACCATATCTTGACGATACATGTAGTTAGAGAAGTTAGGTCTCATTGAAAGGTGTTCAGCAATGTCTAGGAAACACTGACCAATATACCTTGGAATAGGAGGCCACTCTTTGCGAGTAAGCCCCTGTTCCTTTGCCTCATCAATCTTGGACCTGTACTCTACAAAGGCAGCATAAAATTGTTTGTTATCAATAAAATTATTTTTATTGCGTTTTTTCTTGATTTGATCTGGCATTTTGTACTTGTTGTTAATACTATTATATCAGTTTC